GCCAATACATCTTAGTGCAGGAAAAGAAAAGCAAGACGCTGCACAGCCTCCACTTACTGCAAGGTTCTGGCTACGGCCATGCTGTCGTCTTATTTGCCTACATGAACGGCAAAGCGCAATGGCAGAACAAATACTACGGCCCTATCGTGCAAGCCTTCTTCACGGCTGCTATCGAGCTAGATACGCAAATCGAGGCAGGGCATCTTTGGAAAGACTTCGTTGATTCTGTGCATATTCAATTAAGCAGAGAGCATTACAGCTAACACTACCTAAGAGAAATTCGATGGACTTCATTCACCGAACCTTTATGCGCGCTCAGGCGCTATTAGCCGATGACTCTAATGTTGAGTTAGTAGAGAAAACAGCGACTAAGGCGGCTTACATAACAAGCGGTGCAACGATTTACAGCGGTTTAACAGTCAATGAGTGGGGCGTGATAGTCGGCATGGTGCTAGGTGTTGCAACACTCGGTTTTAATATTTGGTTCAAGATGAAATATGGAAGGGGCGAAAAATGAACGCTAAAGCAAAGAAACTACTTAAAGAGCCTTCAACCTATGCAGGCATTGCGGCTTTGATTATTGCGCTAACAGGCTTTGACGCATTCAGTGTTGAGCAAGTTGGAACCTTGTTAGCAGGTGTTGCGGCTATTTTCCTACCAGAAGCTAAAGCATAGCAATGGAATGGCTAGCGCTTGTTGTCGTTATCCCTGCTGTTGTTTGGATGGGCTACAAGATGATAGCCGCCAATTGGTCGGACAGAATCAGAGAGGCTAACGATGAGCTACAAGACTATTACGACTCTCTCTCTGAGAATAACCGCATTGACGACTCTCTTGATGATGAGCGGGTGCGGCATGTTCAAGACAAGTTCAACGATTGACACTTACTGCCAAACCTACAAGCCCGTTAGAAACTATCTGGAAGCCCCTCAAGCCGTGATTGACCAAATTAATATGAACAATAACCGCTACCTCTGCAAATGCTTGGATGACTGTTAATGCCTATTCAGATGAACAGAAACAGCCTAGTCGAGAACGCTGATGGGTCTATTGACTCGCGTTATCCGTTGGGGGATAAGCCTTCTTTTACCCCGTTGCTAGCTGAAGATTTCAGTGGCGGCACATTAGGAGCAAATTATTCTAATTGGGGTAGCGCAAGCGTTTTTGACAACACTAGAGCGCTTTCGGGTTCGCAGAGCCTAAAGATAAGCACAGATGCGACAGACGACTCAACTTGCGGCGGTTCAAGCTATTACGGTGATCGCTCTGACCTGCCTATCGACATACCTGAAGGCAATCGGGTTTGGCTGTCTTATCATGTTTACCATCCCGCGCGTTTTTCATGGGGCTATGTCTATCAAAACGGTGTTGATGATGCTCAAGCTTCAGCGTGTGGCAAAGGCGCGGATGGGTCAAACAACCTTAAATACATGGTTATGGCTCCCGTTACAGGCACGTCAAGAATTTACTACATGCCTGAAAACGCAAGACGAGACGTAAACCTTGTTGACCAAGTGCGCATTGAAAGCGAAGTCTCTGGTGTAACTTCTCGCGTCCCTTGGGGGCTAAGGCTTGATGCTTGGACTTCAATTCAAATGGAAGTAAAGGTTAGTTCTGGTGCTGATGGTTATGTTCGTATCTGGCGCGATGATGTTTTCTTAACTCAATTAGATGGGGCGACAGTAGTTGGTTCTGGTAATGCAATACGCGAGTGGGGCATGGGTAATTATTGGAACGGTGTACCTTATACGGATTTAATTGGCGACTCTACACGAGAAGACTTCTGGCTTGATGAAGTAATCGTAGCAACTGATGTTGATGGCTATGGCGCACCAACAACAACGGACGCAGGGGGCAGGCTTTACATTGCTCCAACAACAAGGGTGGGAGACTTCGCATAGTGGCTATAATTGGAAATAACGATGTTTCTACAGCGGGGTTTGTTACTTCTACTTCGTGGGAGCATACAATCAACTCTACAGACTCTCTTGTATGCCCTGCCGGACAGACCTTAACTGAGTTTAACTTTAGGTCTGCAAGAACTGCCGGAGGAGCAGGCGAGACTATAGAGTTAGGTATATACGATATAACAAGCGGAGCAGATGGCGCGCCACTTGTAACAACCACAACGCTCACTTTCGATGGTAGTGCAGCAGGAGTTTATAGCTCAACAGGGTTAAATGTTGATCTTTCAGCTTATTCAGGGCAGACGCTAGCGATTGCTTTTGCCAAGCCTACTACTATCGGGGCGCAAGGCCATAGAATATCCCTAACTGAGCCGCAATCTAGCGCAGCAGACACTTCACTTGACGACCCTTTTGTATTAAATGTGAGTAATGGGCCTAGATTTTACGGCATATGGGCTGTTACTAGTACAGGCGCATCATTAGCCATAGACACAGAGCCAACAACGATACGCGCAACTGAGTCATTCGATGTAGTTGTCTCTAACCCTGCTACAGCTCCTACGACTGGCAACACTACAGGCAACCTAAACGGCCTAACGGGCATAGCGCCAACTTCGGTTAGTGGCTCAGACCCTTACACGATTAGCTTCACGCTCCCAAGAACTACGGCAAAACTATTCAGTGATACAGGCTACACGTTTGACATAGACATAGACGCTGAAAGTGTTAGCACAAGCGTTATTCCCTACCTACCCGCTACAGGGTGGGATTACATCCTTTTAGACAGGCCAGATGCAAACTCCCCTCTGACTTCGAGCTATTCAGGCACAGAGCCAGATACAGGCGACCAAGCAGTATGGGAAACGTCTACAAGTCCAGATGGCGCAACGGTTACGATCTTTGAGGACTTAGCGTATAGCTTGAGTCCAAATGAACCCGCAGCACAAACAAGCGGCTTCTATGTCTTAACAGGCACAGAGACAGCAGCAGGCCCGTTAGACAGTTTAGATTGGGAAGCATTATCAACAGGGGGCGGCATGGTATCGCCCATAGTATCAAGCATAGTTTCAAACATAGTTACGGATATGGTGAGTTAAAATGGCAGGCGGTAGACCAACAGTTATGACGGATGAGGTTATCCGAAAACTTGAGGAGGCTTTTCTGCTTGGCTGTACAGACCTAGAGGCTTGTTTGGCTGCGGATATAAGCAAAACATCTTTGTACGAGTATCAAGACAAGCACCCTGAGTTTGCGGAGCGAAAAGAAGCCCTCAAGTCAAACCCTGTATATAGGGCGCGCAGAGTCATACTAGACGCGCTTTCAGAGGGTGATGTGCTGACAGCAAACAAGGTTATAGAGCGCAAAGAAGGCACGAAAGCAAAACATGAGCTTACTGGCGCAGGCGGTAAAGACTTAAAGTGGATTATTGAGGTAGCAGACTAATGCAAATGTTAAACGGTGATAAAAAGACGCTAGACGGTGAATATACATTGCGCCTTTATTCTTCTACAGGTACGGCAAAGTTACAGCGCATTGATGGCACGCTTGCAGCGCTAGATGTGCCTGACGCTTCAACAACTAACGCTGACTTTCTGAAAAACATTAAGTTATCTGGCGTGTATAAAGCGGTAACAACTGGCGATGGCGAAATTCATATAAGTAAGATCAACGTCTAACCTATGCCTAGAATGACTATCCCGCGCAAGCTGTTGCCGTTTGCGCAGAAGCCTAAGCGTTTCAAGATAGCCATAGGGGGTAGGGGTTCTGGAAAATCAATGACCTTTGCAGATTTGTGCTTAATGGATGCGCAGACCAAAGGTATTAAAGTCGGTTGCTTTCGATAGTTTCAAAACTCAATAGAGGACTCGGTACACTCCTTATTAACAGAAGAAGTGTCACGCTTAGAGTTACAGGGTTTTGACTGCCAACAAAGCAAGATACTTTACGAAGGCGAAGAGGTTTTTAAGTTCAGGGGATTAGCTAGAAATGTAGAGGGCGTTAAGTCCATGCATGGCTTTGATCGTTTCTGGATAGAGGAAGGGGCAACAATAAGCTTTGATTCGCTCAAGGCATTAGTTCCAACACTTCGTACTGAAAACTCAGAGATATGGATAAGCGCAAACCCTCGCTCAAGTGCAGACCCTTTTAGCCAGAGATTCATTAAGCCTTTCGAGAAAGAGCTATTAAAGAACGGCTACTACGAAGATGACCTGCATCTAATCGTTTGGATTAACTACAACGACAACCCAATGTTTCCCGATGTTTTAGAGCAAGACAGGAAGCATGACGAACAGCATCTAAGCAAGGCTCTTTATAACCATATTTGGCTAGGGCATTTTTATGATGAAGTTGATAACTCGATTATCTCAGTGGATTGGTTTGACGCGGCTATTGACGCGCATAAGAAGCTTGGTTTTAAGGCTGAAGGTGCGCTTGTTGCAGCATTCGACCCAAGTGATGAGGGTGCTGATTCAAAAGGGTTTGCTTTAAGGCATGGCTCTGTAGTTACTGACGTATCAGAGATGACAACGGGCGACAGTGCTGACGGTGCTGATTGGGCGCTAGATCGAGCGATTAACAGTGGCGCAGATTGGTTCACTTGGGATTGTGACGGTCTAGGCATAGCACTGAAGCGGCAGATTGAGAAGATCGGAAGAGCGCACGTCTGAACTCCAGTCACGCCAAGAACTCGTATGCCGTCCTCTGATTGAAGCAATTAAAATCTTCAAACAATAAATTCGCAGAATATAAACATAACCAGTCACCTAATCAAATATCTA